GGTCGAGGACTATTTACTTCTATGACAAATGTTGGTATTGCAGCACCTGAGGTCAAGATAGGTGCAGCTGATGTATCTATTCTGGGAGCAGGTGGAACAATTGGTGGTGAGAATATGATATACTATGCAAAGAACTATTATGGAACTTCGGCTACATTTACTGCAGGTGTCACTGCAGCTGGTGTTACTGCTACCGGAGGTATGACAGCACCAAGATTTACTGGTGATTTACAAGGAACTGCAAATAAAGCAGTTCTAGGTGGTACTGATACAGATGAAGGCTCAGATCATGAGTTTTCAGTTGGTGCTGGTACTACTACACCTACAAATACAACAGCGACTACACAAACAACAGCCGCACTCATGGGTGGATATTTGATCAAAGGTAATTATGGTATTAAACAAGTATTAATTGATGAAAATGATTATATAAAAAATAAAATAAATACTGGAACAAATACCGGAGGCATTACCGAAAGACCGCTTACCACAAAAGAAATAAGAGCTAAATTAAAAGATCCTGCGAATAATACAAACAACGAATTTATTAATACATTGTATGCCGAGAATAGAATATCCGAAGATTATCTTAAGAAAATACCAACATCTATTAACAGATCATTTGACGGTGATATACATTATACTCCGTATGAAAATACAGGATCAGGAATATCTAATCCAGAATTAATCAAAGGTAAAACACAAAACCAGCCTATTTTACCAGACAAAAAATATGATCCTATGGCATTGGATCCTAGAAAGGGAGTGTATGCAGTGAATGCTAAAACGTTATTAGGAGTAGGTATACCTTTATCTACATTTTTGATAGGAACAACTCTTGGCCATTTAGCTTCAATTGAAGAACGCCAGAGTTTAGCAAGGCAATTATTACTGCAAGCCGAAGTTATTAAATATAAAAAATCAAGTGAACAGTTCAAAGATTATCAATTAGTTGTTGCTGAAGGCGTTTATAAAGCAAGTGCAGATGAAACATTAACTGAAGGGTCTGTTCCGTACCTTGCACAAACAGGAAGGGCAATTACATACGAAATGTATGATGAAAATAATTTTATGTCACCAGAAATTATATTTAATTTTGCGACTAGACTTGCTAATAATCTATTTGGTTATGATAAAATTATTATTGACTATGATAAAATAGAACCAAGTAAGTCAATTGACGGCGAAGATCCACTTAATATTCAAGTTGTAGTTGTTATGCCTGAAGTTGACGCTGATTATAATATAGTAGGAGCTCCAGCAGCAAAACTAAAATTAGAAACTCGATACAACAATCAAATACTAAGTGATAATGATTTAGTAGAACATAACGGATTAGTTAATGAAGATTTAGTATTGATAACAAATGCTTTAGCTGGTATAGTAGTGTATGATTATTCTAATACTAAAATACGTAATAAACCTGTCAAAACTAAATTAATTACAGCATTGGCTGCAGCAGTCAAAGCATCTGGTATGGATTTTGTAACAATTACAAGTGGACTACAGCCTGGAATTACTGGTCTTAGAGTAGGCTCTTCTCGTCATGATAGTGGTCTCGCCGCAGATCTACATGTAACATATAAAGGTAGGATCCTAGATGCATCTAAAATAGAAGACCAAATACAACTGACTAAATTTGTAAAAGAAGCAGTTAAAGCTGGGATAAAGGCAGGCGGTATGTCAAAAAATTATATGGGCAATACTACCATGCATTTAGATATGTTAGGTAAGCATGATGGCAAAGGCGGATATAATGGTGAGATAGTTACATGGAGATCAGATAGCTGGTTTATCGACGCATTTACTGGACCAACTGCATAAAACTATTATAAATAAGATTAAAGTATAAGAGAAAATTTATGGCTACTAAACTTTCAACAGAAGATGGAAACTTAGGAATAAGTACTTTAGTCGGTACTCGTACTAAGCTGTATAAAGACATAGATATCACCTTTGCAAATAAATCTAGTGGAGAAATATTTAAAAAAGAAGATGCAGCTGCAGTAAAACAAGCGGTTAAAAATTTAATGCTTACAAATTATTTTGAAAAACCATTTCAACCATTATTCGGTGGTAACCTTAGAGAAATGTTATTTGATCTTGCAGATGAAGATGCAGAAGAAGATATAGAAGACAGAGTTAAGAATGCAATCGGTGTTTTTGAACCAAGAGCTCAAGTGCTTAATGTTCTTGCAGTATCAACTCCTGATAGAAATGAAATTAAAGTAACAGTAGAGTTTAGAGTAATAAACACACAAGAGACAGTGACGGTTAGTACCGTCCTCGCGAGGTTAAGATAACATGGTAACAACAATTAAATCAACTGCATTAGATTTTTCAAATATAAAAACTAATCTTAAAACGCATTTACAAAATACAACTGAATTTACTGATTATAATTTTGAGGCATCTGGGCTATCTAACATCTTGGACGTACTTGCATACAATACACACATTAACGGTCTGACTACAAACTTTGCTTTAAACGAATCATTCCTTGGTACAGCGCAATTAAGATCAAGTGTAGTATCACTTGCAACTGGTATTGGTTATGTACCGGACACTTCTACATCTGCAAAAGCAACACTTGGAGTTACATTAAATTTAGCTGGCTTAGCGGGTAGACCGACTACAGTAAGCTTGCCACGTGGTTCTAGGTTTACATCATCAGTTGACGATGTCACATATTCATTTCAAACAATTATTGCGCATGAAGCAACAGATGATGGAAATGGCAGTTACATATTTAAAACAGCTGACGGGTCATCTGCTGTTGAGGTATTTGAAGGAACAAGTAAAACTAAAACATTTCTTGTTGGTGAATTTAATGAAGCAGATGTGTATATTATTCCAGATGAAACATTAGCTGGAGAAAGTGTTCTTGTTACAGTCACTGAGGGAGACACTGTTACTACTTACATAAACATTACTGCGGCTACTACTATTTCTGCTAGCTCTCTAATTTATATTTTAAAAGAAGCACCAAATGGATTTTATCAATTATCATTTGGAGGTAATGGTATCCTTGGAGTAAGTCCGCCAGCTGGTTCATCTATTACAGTTAGCTACTTGTCAACGAAAGGCGCAACCGCAAACACAGCAAAAGACTTTACGGCAGTTGATACAGTTACAGTTCTCGGATCAGCAAGAACTCTTACAAAACCTACAGTAACAGCCGCGGCTATTGCTGGTGGTCCAAAAGAAACCATTGAATCAATAAGAACAAATGCGCCGTTTCAGTATGCAACGCAAAATAGAATGGTAACACCCGAAGATTATACTGCTATTATTCTGCGTAACTTTTCGACATTAATAAACGACATATGCTCATGGGGTGGGCAAGATAATCCTGAACCTAAATTTGGTACTGTGTTCTCGGCCATAGATTTTGAAACTGATGTAACTGAAACCACTAAGACTGCGACAAAGTTATCTATTGAAAATTTAGTAAAACAACTTGCTGTAATATCATTTAATATAGAATTTGCAGATCCAGTTACTACATTTATTGAAACCGATGTATTCTATCAAATTAATCCAAACTTGACTCCTCTTTCAAATAACGCTATTACTACCTCTATTGATACTATTATTAATAATTATTTTACTACAAACCTTGGTAAATTTAAAAAAGCATTCAGAAGATCTGCACTTTTAACACTTATTGACGAAGTAAGTAGTGCAGTTCTTTCAAGTAGAGCTATCGTGCGTATGCAACAAGAAATAACTCCTGTACTTAATGTGTTTAATTCATTTACACTTACTTATCCATCAGCTATTGCAATTCCTGCGGCAAAGTCTTCACCTGGTATTACAGACTATGTAGTAACCAGTGGCCCATTTTTAATAGATGGTATATCATGCACTATTAGAAATGAGCAGTACGCAAACGTCGCAACTAATAAACTTCAAGTTATATCAGGTCAAGATGGAACAGTTATCGTGGATAATATAGGATCATTTAATTCTGTAACCGGCATTTTAACAATAGTTGCATTTAGGCCAACCGCGCTTAATACAGGAACCTCAATTAAAATATCTGTACTTCCAGCAAATCAAAGTGCAATTGCTCCGGAAAGAAATAATATACTCAGATATGACGCTGGGGCAAGTAATATTGTCGCTGTGACAACGGAAGCTGATTACTAAAAATGACAGATAAAACACTCTCAGATATAGGAAGACGCGAGCTGGATTTTACAGGAAATCTAGTTACTGAAGCATTGCCTGAATATTTTAGAGAAGACAATCCAAAACTTGTAACTTTTCTTGAAAAGTATTATGAAAATTTAGATAGTGCAGGTAATTTTGGTAATCAATTAAAAACAATTCCAACGTTAAGAGACATAAGTCAGACAGCTAAATCAAATTTAACATTTATAGAAGATGAATTATTATTAGGTCAAAACTATATTGAAGGTGCATTGGATCAACGTACTGGTGCAGAACTTTCGAATAACTTTTATAGATCAAAGGGTACTAAGTTTGGTATTGAAAGATTTTTTAAACTGTTTTTTGGAGAAGTTCCAGAAGTAATATATGGCAAAGATCTTGTGTTAAAAGTTGGCAGTAAAATTGGTCCAGATACTGGACTAAGAATTACTGATCCTACAATATACCAATTTTGGGGAATACTTCTTAAATTAGGTATTGGTTCTAGTGATTGGTTAGATTTATATAAATTGTTTGCACATCCAGCTGGTATGTATGTTGGAGCAGAAGTTGTAATATCAACAGCAAATATAGATATTAGCTTTGATGAAATGACTATTAGTATTCCAGATGCACTGCCAGATGCACAATTCGTGAGCTCAGCCACTATGGATCCATTTGCTCTTCAAGATCTATCAGGTATCATTGGTACTACTAATAGACTAGATGCTGTGGCTGACCGTTATCGTATTGACTTTAACAGTGTATTCGCAAGAGACTTTACAGATTCAGCTGGTAATAATGTTGATCTACGTCCGCCATTTGTAAATATACTTGATCACGGATTAGTTACTGCTTCTACTACACTTACACTTGATAAAGGTACTGTTATTGCGGCTACAGACATTGATTCAGATTATGGATCGTTCTCAGTCAATCAATTTGGCACACTTGGTTATCTTGAAAATACATTTGATAATCTTGTTGATGCTGTTAAAATTAGTAGTCAGACATTTGATGCAGATTCAGATGCAACAGTCGGCGGTAATATGAGATTCTCTAATACACAAACAACGTTTGATGCTGATGAATTCGATTATTATAGTGATTCGGCATAATAAAGCGTATAAATAGTTACAACTCATAGGTTAGAATAATGGCAAGACAAATAGTAAATACAGGTTCCTCAGCTAACGATAATACTGGCGATACAATGCGTTCTGCCGGTACTAAGATTAATGCAAACTTTACAGAAGTTTATACTGTACTCGGCGGTGATGGAACTAATTTAACCACAAATATGCAATTTGGCAATAACTCAATTATTGCTGAAGGCGCAAGTGTTGACGCTCATGAAACTACGTTAACATTTACAGATCCAACTGCAGATAGAACTATTACATTTCCAGATGCTACTGGTACAGTTCAACTTACAGGTGGAGCACAATCATTAACATCGGCTGTACTTACTACACCTCAGATACAAGATACATCTTCTAATCATCAATACATATTTGCTTCTTCAGAACTTGCAGCAGATAGAACTATTACACTTCCATTGTTAACAGGCAATGATGAGTTTGTATTCAAAGCTCATACTCAAACACTTACAAATAAAACGCTTACTGCTCCTACTCTTACTACACCAAAATTTGCTGATGCTGGTTTTATAGCGGATGCGGCTGGTAATGAACAACTTGTATTTCAACAAACATCTTCTGCTGTCAACCATGTAGAATTAACCAATGCTGCTACCAACAATGGTCCTTCGATTAATGCTGTTGGCGGTGATACAGATATATCATTATCATTAGCAGGTAAAGGCACAGGTCCGCTTATTTTAAATAGTAAAGTGCAATATAAATCAGAAACATTAACAGGCACAAATGTTACTGCTTCTGCTATTATTCCATTAACAATTCACGAGGCTGGTTCTGCAGTTTCTTGCGCGCTTGCAAATGGAGTTTCAAATGTTCCTGGTTATATTAAAAAGTTTGTTAATATCGGTGCAGGCGTAGTAACACTTACTCCTGCTACATATTACGGAAGTAATACAACAATCATTTTAGCTCAACATGATACTGCTGAACTTATATGGACTGGTTCTACTTGGTATGACTTAGGTCAACAAACAATTCGTAATGGAGCTACTCTTAAAATAGGGACATCGACAAGTGGTCTTGCAACGACTATCGGACATACAACATCTGAAGTAACAATAGGTGATAATCTTACAGTTACAGGTAATGCGACTGTCGGTGGAGTGCTTACTGGTTTAACAGTTGAAGCAACCGGAGATACAGCGGCTGGCGATAATGCAGCAATCGGTTATACTGCAGCTGAAGGACTCATACTTACAGGACAAGGTTCAACAAATGATGTCACTATTAAGAATGATGCTGATGCAGATGTAATAGAAATACCAACTGGTACTACTAATGTTAACGTTGTAGGTCATTTAACACCTGGCACATTAAATACAGGAATTGTTGTTCTTACAGCGACAGATGCAATTACTCAAGCAGAACACGCTGGTAAAACTTTAAGTATGGCAGCAGCAGGAGCGGCACGTACATTTACATTGCCTGCAGCAACTGGCACTGGTAACGTATATAAATTTATAGTAGGTGTTGTAAATACATCTAACTACATTATTAAAGTAGCTGATGCTACTGACACAATTGACGGTCAGGTTATAGTAACAAATGATTCAACTGCAGGTGGTACTGCATCAGTTATTAGTTGGCCAACAGCAGCAACAAGCGATACAATTACTTTGAACGGTACTACAACCGGCGGAGTTGGAATAGGTGACTATATAGAACTTACAGATCTAATTGCAAACCAATATGTTGTGAGCGGTATGTTAAAGGCAAGTGGTACAGAAGCAACACCATTTAGCGCAACAGTTAGCTAATAGATAGAATAATAGGAAAGTAAAATGGTAGCAATAATAACAGCAGACACTAAAAAAAGATTCATTGATGAATTTAAAAATGATGCAGACTCTGCTTCGGTTAATTACTATATTGGTATTTCAAAAAGTGAAGATTGGAATACAACTGATACTGCACCGACTCCTGTAAATAGTGAAAAAGAACAACGTGATTTTAGGCATGCACTACAGTCTGTAAAAAGAGTCGACAATTATTCATTTGTTATACCTCGTGAAAATTGGGTGGCTAACACTCCTTATGCTGCATATAGTGATACGGCTATAGGTCATCCTACAGTTCCTTACTATGCTATGACAGAAAATAATGCAGTTTATGTATGTTTACGACAAGGTATAAATGCGACTACAGGTGCAGCAGTAAATTCAACTGTTCAGCCTACTGGTGTATTAAAAACACCCTTTAGAACTTCAGATGGATATGCATGGAAATTTTTATATACAATAGGTACACTTGATGCGGCTCGTTTTAAATCTGCTAACTTTATCCCAGTAAAATTCCAAGGTGTAACAGATGGTAATTCACCTGCAACAGACGTAGAGCAACTTGGAATTCAAAGTGCTGCTGATTCTGACAATCTTGCCGCGAGGACCGCGCAAAGTAAGCCATATAACGGCGGTAGACAAGTTGTAGGATTTAGCTTAGATTCAAATGGTGTAGGTTATTCATCAGCACCAAGTGTTGTAATTACTGGTAATGGAACAGGCGCTGGGGGAACGGCTATCTATAGTGCAACTACTAATAATATACTTGCAATACAAATAGCTGATAGTGGAACTTCAATAAAAATGGGTAATGGATATGATTTTGCACAAGTGACTCTTTCTGGAGGCGGTGCAACCAAACCTGCAGCTGGTAAAGTTATTTTTGGCCCTGAAACAGGATTTGGTTCTAATCCTACAATCGATTTGCGAGCTCGTGCAGTAATGTTTAATGTAAAACCGGGTGGCGAAGAAAAACCTTCTGCTGATAGTGAAGGCGAATTTATTATAGGTAACTCATTTAGACAGATAGGTCTATTAAGAAATCCATCGCAAACAGACTCTGATACTGCAGGTACTGCATTTACTGAAGCCGCTGGAAACTGTTTACGTAGACTTAAATTGACTAGTGATGCATCATTGGGTTTCACTCAAAGATCTATTATGACTGGAGCATCATCTGGTGCAAAGGCCTTTGTAAATAAAGTCGACTCTGACGAAATTTGGTATCATCAAGCAGAAGAAACAGGATTTATACAATTTCAAGCCGGAGAAGCTGTTTCGGCAACTGGCGCTTCAGGTACTGTACATGGCTCTACTGTATTTACCGAACCGAAAGTAGATAAATATTCTGGAAACCTTTTATATATTGAAAACAGAGCCGCTGTTACAAGAGCCGCCGATCAAACTGAAGATATAAAAGTTATTATCGAAATATAAGGATTTACAATGCCTACTAACTTAATACAAAACGCGTTTGAAAATACGTACAATGATGATTTTAGAGATAGTGACAACTATTACAAAGTCCTTTTTAATAACGGCAGAGCTCTACAACAGCGTGAGCTCAATCAGATGCAAACTATTATTAATGAAGACTTTAAAACAAATTCTGATTTTTCATTTCGACATGGTTCAGCTGCGTCTGGTGGTGGAATTAGTTGTCAGAATGAAAAAGCTTTTATTAAACTTGATCAGACTACTAATGCGCTCCCTACTACTGCAACATCGATTGAAGGAGTTATATTTACAGAAACTACTACAGGTATTAAGTTTAGAGTTGATAAAGTAGCAGTAGCTGATGGTTCAGACCCAGCAGTTATTTACGTAACTTATATCGATTCAGACAATGCAGATGGAACCACTAGTGGTATTACAGTAACTCCTGGTAATACTTTTAATAATGCAGATAGTAGTATACCATTACAAAGTCAAACCACAAACTCAACAGCTAATCCAGCAATTGGATTTGGTACATTATTATTAGTAGAACCTGGTAAATTTTACATAGAAGGACATTTTGTATTTACACCACAACAATCAATTGTTGTTTCTAAGTTTAGCGGAACTCCAGATGCAATTATAGGATTTAATATTGCTGAAGAAATTATAAGTACTGCAGACGATACTAATTTATTTGATAATAGTGGAGCAACATTAAATCTTTCGTCACCAGGCGCTGATAGATATCGTATTAAATTAACTCTTATTGATAAAGCTAAGATTCAATCAGGCGATTATTTTATTCCAATTGTAGAACTAGTAGATGGTAGGATTTCTAAACAAGAAGGATCAACACCTGCATCTTCAGGATTAGAAAGAATGTTAGCCAAACGAACTAGTGATGAAAGCGGTTCATACGCGCTTGGAAGTATAATAACTAGTTTTGTAGCAAATCGAGATTCTGATACAAAATTAGATATGATGGTCGGAACTGGTACCGCATATGTGAACGGTTATAAAAGTACATTCCTTGCTCCTACAAGCATAACATTTCCAAAACCAAGAACAACTAAAACCGAAAATAATACAGCATCTGCTGTTTCGTTTGGTAACTATGTAACAATTACAACTTTAAGAGGTGTGCCACCTGTTAATACATTTGGAACAGTGAATTTAAGAAATGCTATTACGCATGGCGGTTCTACTATTGGTGCTGCTAGAATAAGAGCAATTGAAAAAGATGGTTCTAATTTTAGATTTTATCTCTTTGATATAATAATGGCAAGTGGAAAAAACTTTGGTGCAGTAAAAAGTATTGGTACATCTACTGTTATATATGGTGACGTAGATAGAACAAACACGGGTGTAGTTAATGCAGACGGAAGTGGCGAAGGTACATTTGATATTGCATTATTACGAGATCAAACAAACAATAATTTATTTTTTCCGGTAAGTAAAGACAGATCAAATACAATAAGTGATGTAGTACTGATAGTTCAGCGAATTTTGACTGGAACTGCATCTGGAACTAATTTGACTATTGCTGCTAGTACTTTAGGTGCTAATCATAAATTTACTAACGTATCTGATTGGTTTGTAACTTTGGATTCTAGTGGAGTTGTTGATCCAAATGCAACTTTTACTCTTGGAACTAACGGTGAAAGTATCACAATTGCTAATTTAACATCAGGTGCCGCACATACTGTTGTGGCTTATGCACAAGTTACAAGAGGTGATGCAACAGACGCTATAGGTGCTTCAACTTCAGTTATAACTAAAACATTAACAACTGTAGCAGCTGCAGATTTTACACCTTCAGGAGGTGTAATCAGTTTAGGTCAAGCAGATATTTTTGATATAACATCTATTAAAGATGCTGCTAATGATGTAGATATTTCTAATAGATATATTTTAGATAATGGTCAGAGAGATAACTTCTATGATTTAGGAACACTTACTTTAAAAGCTGGAGTGATTGCTCCTGCAGGAGATGTTGAAGTTGCATTTAGGCATTTTGTGCATGGCACTACTGGTGACTTTTTCTCTAGAAACTCTTATGATGGTCAAGTTGAATATGAAAACATACCTTCTCATAGGCAAACGAATGGCCAAACAGTTCAACTAAGAGATGTTTTAGATTTTAGATCTGTAAGAGCAACCGAAGGAACAAACTTTCATACTGGAACAAGAAACAAAATAGTTCGTTTACCAAAAAATAATGCATTACTAACATATGATTTATCATATTTCCTTGGCCAAAAAGGTATTTCTTATATAGGTGAAGACGGAAAAATTGGTTTAGCAGTAGGTGCTGCAGACGATAATCCAGAATATCCTGTAGTAAGCCATAATAAAATGAAACTTGCTCGTGTACATTTATTCCCATATATGTTAAATAAAAATGATTGCTACGTAGAACATTTAGATAATCGTAGATATACTATGCGAGATATAGGAGCTATTGAAAAACGCGTTGATCAGCTTCAAGAAATGACCGCACTTAATATGTTAGAACTTGAAACAAGTAATATTGATGTATTCGATTCAGCTGGTAACATTAGATTAAAAGCTGGTATTACAGCTGATAATTTTAAAAACCATACTCTGTCTGACACAAGCCTTTCTGATTATAGAGCATCTATAGATCCACCAAGAACTGAATTACGACCTAAATTTGTTTGCAGACCAATTGGATTAGTTTATAATTCAAGTGCTTCTAGTAATACAGTTTTAATTGGCGATAAAGTTATGCTAGCCTATAGCGAGACCGCTTACCAAGAGCAAAATAATGCGTCAAGAGCTATAGCAGTAAATCCATATGGATCTGAAAGAATAACTGGTACAATTACAATGTCGCCAGCAAGTGATAACTGGTTTGAACAAAATGTTCTATCTGAAAGAATAGTACCAGGAGATACATCATTTTCGCTTGAAGAAGGTCAAGTTTTTGGAGACTGGGATTTTAACTGGAGCGGAGTAAGCGAAGATGAATCAGCTCAATTTAAAACCGGTGATATTATTGGAGAAAGAATTATAGATGGTGGAACATATGTAACTAATAATGGTAATACTACAAATACATATCAAAAAAGAACAAATCAAGCTTATACAGTAAGTGGAATATCAACTGTAAGAAGTGTAATAGGAAGCTTTACTAAAGAAGAGCACACTATAGATTATATGAGATCACGGTTTATATCATTTAAAGCTACTGGATTAAGAGCAAATACACAAGTATTTGGATTTTTTGATCGTGTAAATGTATCAGCCTTTATGAATACAGCTGCAGGTGTAGGCGGATATGTAACATGTGGAACACTTGATGCAACTTCTCCGTATAGGGAAGTTGATAATATATATAGTACAGCTACTGCATATCCTTCTATTTTAGGTGGAGCAACTGCTAAAATGGTAACAGATGCAAATGGATCAATATCCGGATACTTTTTATTACCAAGGACAGCTGAGATAGAATTTTTAGCTGGTTTAAAAATATTTACACTTCTTGATATTAGTGATCATAAACCAGAATTAGCTACTACGATTGCAAACTTCAGATATGAAGCTAATGGTATATTAAAAGATGTTGATCAAACTATACTGGAAACAAGACTTGTTCAATATGCTTCTGCTTCAAGTCAACTTTCTGATAGATTAGTTGGATCAGTTGTAAATAATAACGAAGGAGATTATTCAGGTGGTGGTGGAAATCCAAATGAATGTGATCCTGGTAAATTTCCCAATCCTGGCGGAGTTTGTGAAAAACCTGGTCTTACCAAGGCGGTTGAACCGCCCCAGGAACACGGTTATGGTACTAGCGGTATAGGCGGTGGCCATTATGAACCTGGCGGCCGCGATGGATCTGCAAACGATGGCGGTCATAATTTTGGCCATAACGGATTTAATATGTAAATGAGTAAAAATAGCTTAGAGATAATAAAGAAAGAATAGAAAATGGGAACTACCGCATTAGGACAATTTGTTAACCAGTTAGCGCAAAGCTTTACTGTACCTGAACAATATGGCATATATGTTACAAAAATTGAAGTATTTTTTCGAACTAGATCTGCTACATTTCCAATAAAACTTCATTTACGACAAGGAACTGGCATTCTTGCAACATCACTTATAGTAAAGAATACTGCTGCAGTTAGTACCGACGCGACATTACCAACAGCATTTGCTTTTGATGAACCTATGTTTCTTGCACAAGGAGCTTATAACTTCTCACTTGAAAGTGATGATAGAGGCGAGTATAATTTATGGCATTCTAAGTTAGGTGATTATAAACTTGGTACTACACAAGAAAAAGTTATAAAGGATCTTGCTCCTGGTTCAATGTCACCAACTACTGCTGGATCTGTGCAAAGAATAGATCCGGATTCTGATATTAAATTTAAAATATATAGGGCATCATTTTCTTCACAGTCTGGTACTGCTGTATTTAGAGATGCAAATCCACCTGTAAGATTACTTGGTGCAAATCCTTTATATGCAACAGCTGTAGATAGAAATGTGCACGTTACACATCCAAATCATGGATTTAATGTAAATGATAAGGTAAACATTCAAGGTGTATCAGGTACTGTAAATGGTATTACAGCTGCTCGTTTAAATAAACAACATACAATTACCGCGATTGATTATACTGGATATAAATTTCTATTGGCAGCTGGAGCTAATCAAACTGCAGCAGTATCATATGGTGGATCTACTATCACAGCAACTCAACAATATCGAGTTGACCAAACTCAACTTCAAATAGCAGAAAATAAACCTGGGGCTACTGATATAAGTTATTCCGGTTCATTTACGACTTCAAAATCTTGGGCCGGTACTGAAACTCAATATGCTACTACACCTAATGTATTATTAACCAATCAAAAAAATAAAATATTTGATATTCCGCACTTAATAGCAACAGATTCAAATGAGGCAACGCATTTAAGTGGTGCTGAATCTACTACTATTACAGCAACTTTAAGTAATCCACTTGGAAACCTTATTTCACCGATTATTGATTTACAACGTGCTCAATTATTAGCGGTTTCAAATCAAATTGACAGACAGGCTTCTTCTGCTACTACTGACTTTAATGTACCACTTTCTTATGTTGCTGAAACTGATGCAGCTAGTGGTTCATCTGCTGCAAAACATATTACAAAACCTGTTACACTTGCAGTTCCTGCAACTGGTATTAAAGTATTGTTTGCTGGATTCAAACCAAGTACAGCACACTTTAAAGTGTTTTTTAGAACAGTTCAAACCGGTAAAGA